CTTTCACATTAATGCCAAGTTTGCAGAAATTCCTCCCGAGGTCCTGCCTTACATCATCACCCCCTTAAACCCTGTCCGCGTTTTCGCAGGAGACTAACTTGACTACTCCCGTAGAGTTCAACACACCTGCCCGGATCATACGCTTTGCGATGGAAGATGCGGGACTGCTGGAAGAGGGGCAAGACCCTTCTTCAGAACAGCTTGCTAAGTATATGATGCGGCTGAATGATATCATTAATCTGGAACAGACGCAGGGGCTGAAGCTTTGGCTCATGTATGATTTGAATGTGCCGCTGGTGGAGGACCAGGGCGACTATACCTTGATGCCGAACGGGGATATCAACATTGTCAAGCCGCTGCGGGTGGTGCAGGCTTACTATAAAGACTCGAACGGGATTCGCCGCCCGCTCACAGTCCTCTCTGCGAACGAATGGCTTATGCTCAGCCAGGTCAGCAACTCCGGCCAGATCAATTCCTACTATGTTGAGAAGCTGTACGACCGGCTCAATGTGCATTTCTGGCTCTTGCCCGACAGCACGGCGGCAACGGGGACGTGTCACCTGTACATCACCCAGCAGGTTACTAATCTGATCAGCCTGAATGACACCATGATGTTCCCCCAGGAATGGTTCATTTTCCTCCGCTGGGCACTGGCAGATGACATCTCGACAGGCCAGCCCCAGTCCATTATGAAGCGGTGCCAGCAGAAAGCTGAGCAGTACCGGGACATGCTGGAGAACTGGGATGTGGAAGATGCTGGGACAACCTTCCAGCCTGACACCCGCATGACAATGGGGACGAGTCCCTTCAGGGGAATGTGATGCCGGACGGGAAACCACTACGGATTTCATTCAATATTCAGCCGGATATGCTGCCGAGTCAGGAGTCCTTGTATAAGGGTCCCTGCATCATTAATGGGTATACGGAGAAGTTACCCTCCGGAACTTACGCAGTGTATAAGCGCCCGGGTTTTATTTACCACTCTGAGCCTGAAGCTTATGGAAGGGGCTTGTATAACTGGAACGGGTCTACCCTGATAGGAGTGTTTGGGGATTCCTTTTACTCTGATGTACTGACAGGGACGTCAGCAGCCCTTGCTCTCAGCACCGACGATACGGCTTTGTATTCCTTCGTTACGAGCATTACGTCCACTACCACCGTCTTCTTCCACAATGCCGTAGCGGGGTATCAGTACAACTCTGGTACAGGTATTGTAACCCAGGTGGCAGATGTCGACTATCCTGCCAGCACAGTGTATGGGGCAGTCTGGCTTGATGGGACGTATTATGTGATGGACTCGTCAGCTTACATATACGGATCGGACCTCAATAACCCTCTGAGTTGGAATTCCCTGAACAAGATTCAGGCACAAATCGAACCGGACGCAGGGATAGCCCTGGCCCGGCAACTCTCCTACGTCATTGCTTTTAAGCAGTACAGTACAGAGGTGTTCTATAGTGTGAATAATGCAACTGGAAGTCCGCTCGCCCGGCAAACAGGCTCCAAGCTTAATTATGGATGCTTAAATGCCCGGACACTTCAGGATATCAACGGGACTTTGTACTGGGTTTCGCTGACCAAAGCGGGTACAGTATCTGTGGTCTGTATGAATAACCTGACGGTTGAGAATATCAGCAATGATTATGTGGATAAGGTGGTCTCTGGTTCTGGCGGGGTGAGTACCAATCTGTACTCCTTTATTCAGGTAATCCCAGGTCACACATTCTATTGCATCTCGTCCGATACGTTTGGAGTGACGCTGGCGTATGACATAGATTTGAAGTACTGGTATATCTGGAACTGGTATAACGGTGTGCTTCCGTTTTACAGCTCGGCTGTCCTGTTCTCAGGCAATACAGTGCTGACCTACTATCAGAGCTATCCAGGGACACTATACTCAACCTCACTGGTTACAGGTACTGATTTCTCCGGCGCGAGTACCCAGAAGGATATTGACTTCAGTATCATCACGCCAATCTTTGACGGGCAAACACGGCGGCGGAAATACCTGAAGATCCTGGACGTGATATGCGATCGGCCAATAAACTCAGGGACAAAAACCTACGCCAAGGCTTATCTGAATGTACGCTATACTCAGGATGGATATAAGACCTGGAGTAACTACAGACAGATTGACTTGTCCCTGGATAAAACCCGCTTGACGAACTGCGGTACCTTTGTCAAGAGGGCGTACCATTTTCAGTATAACGCTCCGCTTCCTTTCAGGATCGAAGCGATGGAAATGCAAGTGGAAGAGGGGACACTATGAGCCTGAATCAACCATCCCCGACACAGATTCCGATCTTCGAAGCGCTGTCAAAGCAGGTCGCGAAATTCCATCCGAGATGGATTCAGTGGTTTAATGAAGTAGATCAGGCCATTACGTATCTGTATTCCCTGGTGATCCCGTCCGCGACGACCTATACTGTAGGCATGGTGTTTGATGGGGGAGGCTCGCCGCCGACTGTCGGGTCTGTAGGGTATCTGGTATGTCAGCGCGCCGGGACTATTGATCAGTGGTCGGTGGTGGCGGATGCTGCAGGGAGTGCTGTGGTGGATGTGTGGAAGGCCGCCGGGGCAATTCCTACTGTCGCAGATACTATAGCAGGAACGGAGAAGCCGACCCTCACAGCGCAGCAACTCAATTCCGACACTTCCCTGACAACCTGGACTACCACTGTAGCCGCCGGCGATGTGTTTGGGTTTTCAATTGATTCAGTAACAACTTGTACCCGCCTCACCGTTGAGGTAAGGATTCAGGAATCTTAAGGAGATATCATGGCAATTTATTCACTAGCTCAACGTACTACCGTAACTACTATCGCAGCAGCTTCACATGCTTTTCTTGCTCCGGCGACTAATAAGCCTTCTCTGCTTGAGTGGGGATATGTCAATGGTGCTGCTACCGCCTGCGTTGTTGGATTGGGACGGACAGCAAACACCCCTACTCTTACGGGTGGCGTAGCCTTCCTTGCAGAAGAATTTGCAGGCCCAACAGGTCTCACGCAGGGGGCTGTGGCTTTTGGTACCGCCCCGACTGTGCCTACTCAATTCTTCCGTAGATTCTCAATGGCTGCTTTGGTTGGAGCAGGTGTTGCATATACATTCCCGTGGGGTCTTACGATTCCTGCTGGTGGTCAGGCCATGTGTGCATGGAATATCACTGCAAATTCGGCAGTTGTTGACATCTATGCGGTGGTTAATGAGTGATGATTTCAAGGCTGCTTCGGTGGTGGTTTAGATTCCATCGCTCAAAGTGTGGATGCTGTGGGGTGTCATTCGTTGGGCATGAGTGGCCCGGAGTATGGGCAAGTTGTGAGGCTTGTTTCAGATGGACTTGCCCAAGATGTCTCAAGCAACATCGTATTGGGAATCCTCTTGTTTGCAGAAAGCATGGTGCCTAATGAAAAACATGGATGATCTACACGGAGACACGCCGGTAGCAATGATTCAAATCACGCTGATGCGCTCAGGGGCTATGGCGGTAAGTGGGTCTATAACTGATGAAGTTTTCACACAGTACATGCTTGACACTGCCAAAGATACTCTCAAGAACTATCACGTCAAACAAAAGATGGGGCTTCGTTCTCCAATTTTAGTCCCGGCTTATGATACTGCCCTAGTCGGTACTCCCGATGAAAAGAAATTGTTGGCAGCTAGGCATGAGCTTGCTGACGCAATGGGTGGATAACAATGCCTGTTCAATATAAATTTGGAACAGTAGGGGCAACTGGTGGCGGGTTTTCAGCGTTCAATGGCCTTCAGGTTTCATTTGAAGAAAGACGCTTGCCTATTCCGGGGATTACCCTTAACAGGCTTTGGCAAAACAAAAACCCGTGGAAAGAACCAGACCCGCTTAACTGGAAAAGTTCTTGGCAATTCTCTGCAACCATGCACATGGATGGTGGTGGAGATTCGGGACAGGGCTATCAGATTGTCGGACAGATGCGCCGCACATGGAACATTAATGGATTGGGGACGCAATCACTTAAATTCATCAAGGGGCTTTGTGTTGATACCACGGACGCTCCTTTGTCTGGGGTTACAGTACAAGCCTTTAGAACCTCAGATGACTCTTTTGCAGGATATGAAGTGCAGTCACGAGAAGATGGTAGTTACGATCTGGCAACCAACTTCCCCGGCGTCAATCATTATGTCGTGGCTTATCTCGCCGGTTCGCCAGACAAATCAGGAACTACAGTAAATACTTTGGTTCCAGCAAATATAGACGGGACTTGATATGCCTTATTTCAATGTTCCTAATTTCTGCAAGGTGGTTCTCAGGACAACCCACGCAACACCTACAACTGTAGTTTTACGCCCTGCCCCTTCTCCCTACCATTCTCACCATAGGTTCCCTGATGTAGATGATGTGAGGACAGGGACTATTTACGGGCCGGGCCAATATGAACAGCAAGAATACCTGACAGGAACGATGAGTCCTGGCGGGGGTGGTGGCACTCGAATCTACGCTTTGATATCTTGACCTAGGAGTATTCCATGGACGCAACAACAGCACGGAATTATATAACCCAACTGTACCAGCAGATGCTTGGCCGGGCGCCGGATGCAGGAGGGCTGGAGTACTGGACTCAGCAATTGGTTAGTGGGCAGTCGCCCGAGCAGGTGAAAGCGAACTTTGGGACGGCGGCACAGGCGGCAGGAGAGAAGATCGCACCCGCGGCTTCGGTCGGCCTGGGCTACAACGCCGCCGGGGTACTGGTGGGGGATGTGCAAACACAGAGGCTGCAAGAAGCTGCCGACCTATACAACAAGGCAACGGGAGAGAAGCTTACTGCACAGGAATACGACCAGCGGATCAATCCCACTACGGCCGGTAATCGCTGGGGGCCGGGAGCTGATCAGACGCAGGTACAGCAATTAATGCAGGGGGCAGCACCCACAACTCAAGCAGCGGTTAGTCCT